TAGCTTCGTTACGAGCAATATCAAGGCCGAACAACGTTGACCCTTTTGAATACATGAAAGAGTCTTTGTTATTGATATACTTTGCAGTATCAGCATCATCCTGCATTGTACGAGCGGTAAAAGCAATGACACGACCATATTTGTCAGTAATAGGTATCATGATCCTATTACGATAGAAGTCTATGAGATTGCCCTTTGAGGAAACTTTAATCAAGCCAGCTTCCTCCATAAGCTTAAGATCATAGCCTTTAGCACGTGCAAAATTTACAAGTGCATCCCAGGTGTCAGGTGCATAGCCTATTTGTTTTATTTCAGAGAAGTCCCTGTCTTCATCATCAAAGGTCTTTTTCTTCTTTTTATCATCAACAACAACCCGAGAATTCCAACGACGCTCAACATACTCACGTGCAGCCTTAGCCTGTGCGGTATCTTTTTTGATTTGCTCACGATAGAATAGTGTAACAGCCTCGTAGATGATAAACATCGATTCGCGCTTTTGTAATGTGCGCAGTTCTTCATCCGACCTCTTTTCTGTATCTTCCTCGACTTCTATATTATATTTTTGTGCAAGTTTACGAATCGCCTCCGGAAAAGAATAACCCTCCTTTTGCATCACGAACTTTACAGCATTACCACCACCTCCGCAAACGAAGCAATGTGCAATACCCTTAGAAGGAGATACAACGAAGCTGGGCGTGTGGTCATGATGAAAAGGACACAACCCCTTGTAGTTAACGCCAGACTTTTTCAAATCAACATAGTCAGATACGACATCAACGATGTTGACTCGATTAAATACTCTATCGATTGTTAGTTTACTTATCATAGTAAAAATATTATAAGTGCAAAATTACTCTTTCGGACAGTACTTAAAAAATCAAATCAAACTTCGCATCACGCATATACAAGAAGCCTCCTATTCTATAAAGTTGCAGCGATTTAGTCTCCTTGTTTAGGGATTTCAGCTTAATAGATTGAAATTTCATTGTCATGTCGCGACTAAAAGCTTCGCCTTTATCATTCCAAAAAATGGAGTTCTTTCCTACTTTACCAGCCTTGAACGTATATCCTAAAGCGTAAAGCACATTATGATCTTTAAGTCTAAAATTTGAATAAACAACATTTGCAGGCTTAGCTATTTCGAATTGTTTAACAGTGTACATACTTTTTTGTTTTTATATTCAACGTAAATTTTTAGTTTCGTGCAAAAAAGGCCATTTATACAATTCCTTATGTACTCACATCCTTCACACACTTTATTTTGCTGTTTCTTTGATGCAATTGTCATATAAAATGTTCATAAAGTGCTTCATATTCTTAAACTCACATTTTAATGTACAGGAGCACTTGTTGCCGTGCATCTTAGAGATAGCGAGGGAAAAAGGTTGCACCTCTTCATCTAAGATCTTGAAGATATCTGTTACATTCTCTTTTGTGCAATTGCACTCTAACTGAATATTTAATTTCATATTTGTAATTATTGAAGGTTCTTACTTCTTATAACTTTGATGATGCCCCTGCAGTTTTTTACACCTAACTTGTTTTTTATATTCCAAAGTTGGGTCTTAACAGTGCTCGGGTTTTTCTTCAAGATAGCTGCAATTTCCTTAAAAGTGTACCCCTCGACATATAGTTTTGCGACATTCCTCTCAACTTGCGACAACTCAACCGAACCCTTAGGTTTACAAATAAGTCCCTCATCTTTGCAGAATTTACCTCGAAGAGGACACTTAACCTCCTCGAAGTTAAGGCAATCATCTATAATGTCAGAGGACAATCTATCGTCAGCACCGAAATTGCAACGGATAAAACGGTCTGCCATGTTGAAATTGCGTTCGGTTGGGTCACTGTCAACGTACAACGTTTGCAGACGCTTTAATGTTTTCGGAAAACGAAGCTTAACGAGTTCAATTACATAGTTGACAATGTCGCAAGAGAACTTTGTCAGGCGTTTTTCTTGTGAATTTGCAATTGAATAGTAGACGCTTCCATCTGCTGCCGTCCTAAATTCTAACCCTTCCATATTCCACTTTCTATTGTTGTCATGATATTCTCATACTCATCCTTGCGTAATTCCGATATTGGATTCTCACGCAACTTAGCTGAGATTGTAGAACTCGGATAGCTGAATCTCTGTGAGAGATACAAAAGAAATTTACCCTTTTCTTTTCGGTTAAGTCCTCTGTAGAAATCCTGAGGGTTTAAGATGCCTTTTTTACTCATAATTGCTTGTATTTATTGATTCTTTATATTAATTTTGTGTGCAAATCTATATTAATTAAACCAAAATTCCAAGACTTTGAGGATTTATTTCCTCGTTTTCAAGGATATTTAACTTGTGTTAATATTATGAAGTACAAACAGATTAGTTTAGATCTCATCAGAGAGGCGATTAAAATTTCTGGAATGACAGAAAGGCAATTTATGCGTGAATATTACGGAGGAACAGGCACTCACGCTGACCTAAAAAGTTTCTTTTCTACAAAAATGGGTGCGGAAAAGATATGCAAGATGTGCAATATTCTGCAAGTACCCATTCAATCTCTTTTCGAAATAGAAAACGAAGAACAAGACAATATTCCTCAAAGTCAAGGAAATATTAATGACGTAAAAAGCATTGTGGTAGAGCAAGCAACACTTGAATTGAAATCTGAGATAAAGGCTTTGAATATGCTGCTTGAAGAGAAAAACGAACGAATAAAGCATTTACAACAGATGAACGAAATGCTCTTAGGCATCGTCAAAGTTGGTGGTAATCAATAAAATAAACGTTGATTAATTCCGTTAAAACTCGGACAATAACAGGACAAAGAAATAAGCTTTCACTTCTGATGCAGTCATGCGGAGGTAATATTTATAGCATGACAAAAAAAATGATATGCTCTTGCCTCCGCAACTTCCCCTCACCCGAAAGCGCTAATGTAAGCCTTTCGGGTGATTCAGTAAAAAAACAAGGGACAAATTGAATACAAAATATAAACTGCATTGGTTGCGAAAGCAAACAATGTAAAAAAATGTATTTTGAAAAAACAACATCAACTCACTTCTTCGATAGTATTGTAGACTTCACCTATCCTCGCCTGCACAAGGGCAAAGATTGGTATGTAGATTTCACTGTATTTAACCCTGCAACTAACAAAATGCAGCGAAAAAAATATATGTTAAATCGTTATAAAACAGCCCATGAACGCGAGGACATGGCAGCTGAAATGATACATAATATCATGAAGCGCTTGAAAGCAGGCTGGAACCCTTTTGTTACAACTTATAACCCTCGCTATTATACAGACTTCAAAACAGTTCTTGAACGTTATGAGAATTGCATAAACATTGAAGCAAGCAAAGGCACATTGAAAGCAAAAACACAACGAGACTACCTAAGTAGATTGAATCAGTTGAAAATATACATGCGTGAAAATGGCAGAGAGATACAGGTTGTAAATGAGTTCAACACTGCATTTGCAATTGATTTTCTTGATTATCTGCTGTTCGATAAAGACGTATCAGCGAAGACACGCAATAACTATCGCACATGGCTATCGACGTTCGCGACATGGCTCGTGAATCGCAAGTATCTTGAATTCAACCCTATCGAGCAGATACACATGATAAAGGAACAAGAAAAGTTCCGCGATGCGCTAACACCTGCAGCACTCTCTAAGTTAAAGGCATACATATCACGTGAGAATCCTCCATTCTACCTTGCCTGCATGATGGAATATTACACCTTTATACGCCCTGATGAGTTGCGACATATCACAATAGGAGACATCGATATTACAAATCAAACAGTATATATCGATGCAAAAGTATCGAAAAATAGAAAAGGGCAATATGTAGCGTTAAATGATGCTGTGCTCAAGATCATGATCAAGCAAAACATCTTTAGCTATCCGTCCCATTGTTATGTATTCGGACATGACATTATACCAGGCGAGCGACAAATCAACATCAACCAATTTCGGCTGGAATGGGGTAAGGTACGTAAAGCCTTGAACTTCCCAGCAAGCTATCAATTCTACAGCCTTAAAGATAGCGGAATACGCGACCTTGCAAATGCAGAAGGCATTGTTGTAGCACGAGACCAGGCCCGGCACAGCGATATTGCAGTGACAAACAAATATCTAAAAAGAGATAACGTTGTGAATGAGCAAACAAAGCACTTCGCCGGCAACTTATAGATAGCTATAAATACACACAAGGCCCACAACTGCACACTAACTGAAAATCAGTAAGTTGCAGAAGTGGGCACAACACACAATTAACACACAAATCATCCACAAATACTAAAGAAATTCATAGAAATATCCTGTTTTTTGCTTAGAAATACCATTCGCGTCAATCTCTAACTCAACCTTTTCGCAGATAAAAAGCTTATTTCTAAAGTTGTAAATCTTTGAGGGGTCGGGAATTTCATCTGTATAAAATTTAATACACAGCTTATTTTTGCTATCGACATTGATAGCTTTATGCGGTAAAGCAGATAGTGACAAAGGACTTTTACGCACTCTTGCACCCAGCTGAAACAAGTCATCACCGACATCTGTAACAGGAATTCTATCCCCTTTCTTCTCTCTAAACTTTCTATCAGTGTACTCTATATAACCACTCCCCTCAAGATTTCTAACGACATTTTTTTGAAACATCACGACCATTTTGTCATCAGCCTCTTCTGTTTTCTCATCACTCGTGCCATTTTCAATCGCATCTTGTACAGAATAGTAATACGAATCATCGTCATCATCCTTAGTCATGTTATCAATACTAACTTCTTTATTGTTAGAAATAGAAGGCACAACAACGGGTACATTAGGCATCGGGTCTAAAAATTTTAGGAATTTCATCCCCTCACCATCTATCCACCTTTTGCGCTGATACATAGCAGCCGGCACAATATTCAATTGAACACTACTATTACTCTTAATATCTCTAACGAGAGGTGCAAACACGCCACACGAAGTTAGTTGTTCAGCACTATCCTCACCAAATTTCGCAAATATGAAATAGTCATTACCAACCTTAAAAATTGTCGTATTCTTCTCCTTTTTAGACAACTTTTCAAGTGCTTCATTACGCGCCTGAACGGATGCATATTCTTTAATCGGATATCTACGCAGAACATCTAAAGGTAGCACCTCTCTCCAATCTCTGTTGATAGAATCATCAAAAGAATATTCAAGGTTAGACGTAGCAACATTTTCAAAGCCATCTTCGTCAAATTCACTTGAATAATCATCGTCACATTCATAGCTTACAGTGTGATTGGAGGTTAGTTCGTTCATTGCAAGAATCTGTACCGTCTTCGTAACTTCATCAAAAATGAAAGAAGCATTAAAGAGCTTTCTCACTTCATCAATAAATTTATATACAGACCAGTGAGGCAGCGCCCCCTCTATTTTACAACCACGATGCGCGCTTGCGATAAGTAAGCGATTCCAGGGGTCACAATCGAAATCGTTACGCGTAAGCTTATAACCCTCGCGCTCCAGCACATATTTCAATACATACATAAAGTTAGGCTGCACAGCAAGATTTGTCATATAAGGCATTTGCTCCAAATTCGACATACGATGCCCTAAAATATTTACTTTGTCAAATCTAATTCCTAAGATTTGATTAGACATGTAGTTATTAGTTTCATCGTGAATGAGATTGAAAGCAGCAACCCCAGGCTGTCCAACGAAATAATAATCAGTCAAGTCGATAGCAATAAATTGAAATTGAGTCGTATCGTCTGTAATGATTTCATCCACGCCAATTCTTGAATATAGCTGATGATTAATCCCCTTTGTAATCTTCACAGCAGGGAAAGATATTTCATCAATAAAATGCTTTTCAAACGTGGAATTATACTTAATGCGAGACTTACCTCCTGCAATCTGCAACTTAACAGCAGAAGAAGTGACACTTGTAATATGCCCCTTGCCGGAGATAATCAAACGGTTGTCAACCAGCAGGGCACAATTCTCAAAGCTTTGCATCTGTTTCTTCACATCGAAGCGATTGATGTTATTGAAAAACTCCTTGTTTGCTTGAATAGACATCGGGAACGAAATCTCATACGTATAAGAGCCACTATCCTTGATAAATTGATTTTCAAACGTGACTTTTATTTTATCCGTTGTGTTCGGAAATACCTTTTTATTGTCAATATAACAGATAATCATTATACGTTATTTTTAAGTTTCTTCAATTTTTCAGCCCTCCCCC